TGAATATGCAACTACCGTAACCGTACCACATTCTCGCATATTCCGGAAGTTTCCAAATTACAGTTAATTCATTGTAGGAATAATCAATTTCTTCTCCATTTATGAGTGTACTATATGGATTGAAACTGAATTGTGTAGGTGATTCATCATTTTCGAATTTCACCTCAAATTCTCCTGCATTTGATGATTGATTAATATTTGAACTGAATACATGCTCAATAGTTTCATCACCCTTTGTTACTTTAACTGCTGAAATCGGATAAGATTCGAAGAACAAATGCGATGAAAAGTCTTGTACACCCTCACTTTGCAATTCCTGTAAATCTGTAGATGTTGTCCCATCACTTTTTCCTAATATAAATTCAAGAGAAATGTCACCATGACTCATTTTTGTGTAGGTATATACACCTCTGTGATTGATAATATCTTGCCAATATATAGAGTCATTAAGAATGCATTCTGCCTGTGTATTTATATTTTCTGTTTTTGAAGGAGGTAGTAACTCTATTGTTTTTAAAAAATTATAACTAGGTCCTCCTATGTTATTATGAGATAAAACTCCTGGTATGTAAGATACTATACCAGTTGGATACTTGACTGGAGTATATTCGACATCTCTACTGTATCCGTTGATAATATCATCTACGTCTTGGATTTTCTTGTTTGTGTTTTGAATATCACTCTGGGTTCCTTCCATAAAAGAATTCACTGATGTATTATTCATTTGTATATCATCTGTAACTTTGAGAGATTTAATATTAAGTGTTCCGTTTCCGCCGGTTATTGCCATTGATGTAATATAATTATGAAAATAGTTGTGGGAAAAAAACATTTATCTTTTTAATAATTGAATAAACAAAATCATTTAATTATTAAAGGTTTGGAGACTGTGGGTATCGATCCCACTACCTCTCGCAAATTTGTCATTATATGCAAAGCGAGCGCTCTACCATTTGAGCTAAGTCCCCCAAGTTCGCTCCCAGCAGGGTTTGAACCTGCGACTTCACGGTTAACAGCCGTGCACTCTACCAACTGAGTTATAGGAGCTTGGTGTGGTTTCCCACATTATACTATGGATATGATTTTTTAATTTTAAACGCACTTTATTCTTCATTCATCATCTGTACTGTTTCTTGTATATCTTCATCTGTTGAAGCCATCCAAATTTCAAAACATTTGTCACAACGATCTGGTTCACCTGCATCAAAATAAACCGATAATGCATGATGACTCAAACCTAAATTTTCAAAGCAATCCTTACCAATAAAACTGCAATCGTCGCATTCAAAACTATTGTTGTCCATTTTTAATACCTTATATATTACACACTTTTTATTTTTATGTAATACATATGAAATATTTCATATTTTCAAACATTTTTCTTATAAAGTCAACTTTTTTCTTATAAAGTCAACTTTTTTCTTTATTTTTTCCATAAAAAATATGAAATTTTTCATATTTTCAAAGACTTTTCCTATAAAGTCAACTTTTTTCTTTATTTTTTCCATAATAAATAAAAAAATTCATATTTTCAAAGATTTTTCTTATAAAGTCAACTTTTTTCCTTCATTTTCTTTTATTTTTTTCACCAATAGAAAACTTTATGTTTCATATATTTTCCCTCCCCCTACTAAATTTGACCAAAAAAGTCAATTTTGGTCAAGTCTTCTTCTTCCTCTTCCTCTTTTTCTCTACTGTTTTACTACTATAATATATATATTATATATATTATTTACCTAAGAACAATTTAATTAATAATAGTATATATATATACTATAAACAAACCATAGATAATAGACCATCGGCCCGGTTTCACTGCCAGGGAATCCCAAAGTCCGCCAGGGAATCCCCGAAAAATGCGAAAGAATCCCTAAAAAACACGAAAGAATCCCAAAAACAGGCCAAAATCTACGAAAGAATCTTTCGATATTTGTAACTGTAATATAAGTTATAAACTTAATATTTTTGATATTTTTCTGGACATAAGGCCCTATTTTGATCGTAAATTTGACTTTTTTGGTCAAGTCCGTTTTTCGTCAATTGGTTTGACTTTTTTTGTTAAATACTTCATAGATGGTCAACTGTCATCGATGTCAAAAATATTTCAAGTATGATTGCTACTTAAATAAACATCTAAAAAATAAAACAATTTGCAGAGATAATGAAAAATCCACAAAAGAATCCCATATAACCGCTAAAGAATCCCATATGCATGTAAAAGAATCCCAATTCGCTGCCATAGAATCCGAGCCGATATCAATTTTCAAGTGTAAATTTTGTGAGAAATTGTTTAAAAGGAAGTGCAATTTAAATAGTCACATTGAGAATAACAAATGTAGAGAAAAAAATGACAATGTGAGAATATATGAAGTTGAATTGGGACTTGACTTTCAGACTAAAGATAATACATGCAGATTCTGTAGTTATCATTTCAGACTAGTAAAGAACTATCAGCGCCACATGCGAGCCGGATGCAGAGCAAAGGAAGAGTATGAAAATAAATTAGAAAGCCGCGTTCTCAAAGCCCGAGCAGAGTGTGCCAAAGATGTTTATAACACAACAAATAATGACAACAGTACAACTATCCAAACTCAAAACAATATACATTTACATATTCCACCACTGCGTGCATTCGGTGATGAGAATATGGACTATATCACACTCAAAGACATAATACTAGAACTAAAGAAGGTGAATAATGTCCGGGACCTCACTCCAATGATTTCTAATCTAACAAAAATGATACATGCAAACCCGGCACATCCGGAGAACCACAATGTACAGATCACCAGCCTAAACTCTTCATATGGTCGGATTTTTAATGGAAAAGATTTTGAAAATCAGGATGTGGCAAGTATTCAAGATACAATCTTAAACAGGATCGGGGACACTGTCATGGATAAAGTAGACGAGACCAATGACAGTTCCGTGCAGACGGAGACATCCATGACAAAAAATGGAGTGAGCGGACAGCTTCGGAAAGAGACACTGCTCGAAACGTTGGATGATGATGTGAAAGGTGATATCGGAAGACCCAATGATCAGACGTCTCGGAAGTATCGTCAGAAGGTTAAACATGTTCTATATAACAACAAACACACAATTATGCAGACTGAAAAGGCGCAAGATAATTTTATCGAATGAACTCTTGCGTGTTTGTTTTATATTTCACCTAATGGAAAGTATGTTTATATAATAATATATGCCGTCATGATTTCTAACATACTGCAGCAGATTGACACCAACATAGCAAAGCACAAAGCTAATACGATGCGGAACGAGTTAGAACAGATGAACAAAGAGATGCTTCTCTTCGAATTACAGATTCGCGATGTTAATTCGACCTACAGAAAGCTTCTTATGAAAGACGCTCCAGTTGGATCTACCTCAAATGCTATACGGAACTTAAGACGTTTATAATTTTTATTATATACTTTAATAATGAATGGGAAGTGTTCCAAATGCTCCAAGTGGCCATCAGGAGAGCCACCGTTTCAGCCACGTAAATGGAGTGATAAGGGGAATAACGTTTTATCCACCCATAATTGCTATTCATATATGCTGAATGACCTCTTTTCAATACCTCGTAAATATCATAAACCTCAACCTGGTATTCACTTTAAGCTACGAACCAGATCAAATACTTATCACGGAATTCAGACTATCAATTGTACCGAAACCATAAAAGGTGTCATGAAAGATAATCCACACCACGTAAATGCTTTAAGTTTATCTAAAGGAAGACACTATACCCCCCCACCAAAGCACTATAAGGGCATTATGATGGTAAGCCCAGACAATGACTATCACTTTGCTCGTCAGGACAATCGTCTGCTGAAAGTTTACACAATGCTACTTAAAGACGGTGTTGATCTCAAATCTGATAGTATTTTGTTGCGAGATCTTGTAGATTATTCGAGATTATATATGCCTGAAATTTATATGCATCTCACAAACGCTCATAAGACCAGTAAACAGAAAGCCCGCTTTCTTTACAAGAACTCCAAAACATGGTCCCACAAGCCTGGCTCTACAGCCGTGTCAGACAAAGATGCAGACGGTAATATTATTTTCGATCCTCTCTTGGCTAATTGGAACTTCAAATTTGTAAATTATAGTAGAATGTGCTGCTTTTTCATCATTCCTATGAATACTCATAAAAAAACATGCAGCACTGGAACTCCGTCATTTATACAGCTTGGTCATCCACCTGTGCCAGCTTCAAAAATTAGAAAGAATATAAGCGCGACTGTGAGACAGCAGAATTTGGACAAACGTGTGCGAAAATTACTTCATGTTTAGATCTCTTTTTATGTACTCAAATAATATATCACAGTCCAGCGGCTTGTACAGGATATCTCTTACACCATCTGGTCCCATATTGAAATCTTTTGAGAGAGATGACATATTATAACAATCTCCTGTAAATCCATATATAATGGATGTGTTTCCATTCTCACGAAGAATTTTGATGGTTTTTGGACCACTCAATTTATTCATGTTTTTATCCATCAAAATTACGTCGTAATCATTTATATTCTTCTTCTCTATAGCTACCTGACCCGAGTGAACTATATCTACACACCGGATTCCCTTCGCTAGCAATAATTTTTTTGTATTCACTACACCAATAAAGTCATCAACTATCAGTATTGATATACTATTCAATCGGTTGTCACTTTTCAGTACATCTACTGGTATAATGCATCTGACTGTTATATAACTACTTTCCGAATTAATTTGTATTACACCACCCATCTTGGAGATAATGTTTTTAATAATGTACAAACCCAGACCTGAACCATCGTTACTTTCCATATCAACTCTATAGAATCGATCAAACAATTTTGTTATGCAATGGCTGTCTATATCGCCATGGTTGCTCACATCAATAACTATTTCTTTATTCACTATTAACACATTCACATTTATTTCGGGTCGGGTTGCATACTTCACAGCATTGGTGACCAAATTTATTATGATCTGTTGTATTCGTGTGATGTCTGTTTTAAATAAAACAGAGAGTATAGTATCGTTTTTGTTATACACAATTTGTTTTTCGTACAAGTATGTCAGAGATTCAATCAGTGGCTTTATGTCGCCGTATATATTTTCTACATGAGTGATATCTTTAGCAGATATCTCAAACGTTTTATTATTCATTGTCTCAAAATCTAGAAAGTCATTCAAAAGCTTTTTTAGAAGACTTATGCACGCCTTTTGTGTCTTGAATAATTCAACAAATTCTTTGTCAATTGGTCGTTCCCAGTTATCCAGAGTCTCAAAGTACTCCGTTCCTTGACAGAGACAGTTGATAGGATTCCTCATCTCGTGTACAAAGCTTCTGAACAAATCATCACGGTTTGCCTGGTAGTTCTTGAATATGGCTGTGAATTTGTTATTGATTATTTTAGTACATATTTCAACCTCTATGCATTTTCCGTCCGCCTTTTTCAAAAGATAATGCTCATGATCAATGGTTCTCGATAGAGATAAATTGTCAAACAGTATGTCTATTTTCTTTAGACCAACTATATTGGATGATGAATATCCAGCAATGCTCTCTAAAGCCGGATTTATATATATGAATGTTCCATCTAGTCTGCATTCACAAAAATAATCATACGAGTTCTCTGCAAACGACCCCCTGATCGATGTTTCCTCTAGCAACTTTTCTTTTGTTATGTTTTTCTCAAAACATACTGCTATATTTCTTGTGGAAGTGAACTTGGGAATCTGTGTTTCTATCCATACCTGACTTCCTTCATTGTTGATCTTTCGGAACTGCAGCTTATTCGTATCAATATTCTGTTTTTGCTTTTCTTTTATGTATGCAAGGTCGTTGTCATATATTAAATGATTATAATGTGTCCCTATAAGCTCCTCCTCTTTGTAACCATACACTTCTCTGCATGAGCTTGATATATATGTAACGAATCCATTGGAATTATATTCTACTAGGACACAGTCTAGTAAATTAATCATGTCAAAACTTTTGTGCCTATCAATATTATAGTTATTCTCTTTGCATTTAGATTTGTGAATGCAAAGGGAAGCGTTGCTCGGAAATATTCCATTGCATATTTCGCAAATAATGCTGATACACTTCTTTTTTTTCCCGAGATGATATTGCAGTGCTTGCTCTGAAGATAATAGTAGTCCACACCTCCAACATTTTGTACTCATCGTAAATGCTTTTATCATATTACCATTGAACTGTTTAGGTGATAAGTGTGTTCGTCAGCAGGTGACCGTTGTCTGTCCGGGTGAGGATCGTATCGCACAGTATCTTTCTGAAATTTAAAGAGACCGAGTCTTCTGTATTTTGGATTGCACTCTCTAGATAATCTTTCGTATCATCTGTAATCAATGAGAATATGTGCTGATTTATGAAACTGTCGTGCAATTTATCCAGAAAATGTGTTGATATGTATGTGATCTTATTCTCCTTGTTTATCTCTATCAAGAATATACGTTCTGACTTCACATTGTCATACAGCTTGTGTCTATTTCTGGTAGAGATGTTCCTGCCGTCACATTCATGCAGATGGCTGTCAAAGCTAAGCTTGCTCTGAAACTGTTTGTCGCATTTATCGCAGTGAAGCGTGTTGCACTTCACTCTTCTGTTAAGATGGTACTGCAAACTCTGATCGGTTGATAGATTTTTTCCACACTTGAAGCAGATTGGCATGTGTATATGTTTTATTTCTTATTATTTTTCATTAGTAAGAAAAACAATAATAATAATAATTTATATCCCAAACATTTTGTTGATGTCCACCATGGTCATTTTGGACTCTTTGTATGTCTCGTCTTCCAGGCGATTATCATTCAGGATGTTCGCCATGATCTTCCTCTTCGCTTTCTGGAGCTCAAGTATGTTTGTCTCTATGTAGGATGTTTTCTCCACATCCTCGTTCTGGATGGTCAGGATATTGACGAACACCTCCTTTGTCTGACCTGTTCTGTGCGCCCGGCCAATCACCTGGTGCTGCTGTGCAGGATTCCAGGTTGGTGAAGTAATATAAATCCGGTTGGCACACTGAAAGTTGAATCCTTGCCCACCCATATCAATCTGAACCAGCATTATTATCTTTGACTCCCTAACTTCGCTACACTTGAAGTTCTGCACCACAATGTCTCTTATCTCAAGGTCTGACCTCCCATCAATTCGGTAAACCGTGTGACCAGCATGGACAAGCTCCTTTTCATAGCAGTCCATCTCTTTTATAAAGTGACAGAAGATAAGTGTCTTGTCTTCCAAAGGCTGCGATTCAATTTTAGCCTTTACAAACTCAACCTTCGTTATTGATGACGTCCATTCTTCCAGGTACTCCTTGGGCTCTTCGCTGTGTTTCTGCTTTATCTTTCTATTGACCCCATCTATATAACATTGCGGATTGCAACAGATCTGCCTCGCTCGCAATAGTAGCTCTAGAGCATATATTATTGACTGATTTCCATGTATCTTTTTCAACTCGGCCAACTTCTTCTGCATCTCTTCATGTGTAGTTTCGTATAAAATCTTCTCCTCCGGTGAGGCAAAATTCAGATTATTCACTTCCACATTCAGCTTTGGTAGCTCAAACTGTACATTTTCTGTCTTGACATCGTCTTTTGTCCTCCTAATTATGTATTTCGAAACAATATCGTCTTTCTCCGTCTGACAGTCCAGTTGGCTGATTGCATCCTGAGAAACCCACTTCATGGTGTATACAAAATCAGTCATCTTGTTCATCACCGGTGTGGCCGTTAAAGCCCATCGAATAGGGCTCTTGATGTGACATACCGCCCTGTGAATCTTGCTTTTCTTGTTCTTGATTATGTGAGCCTCGTCTATCACTACTCTATCCCAGTTTGCCAGACAGTAACTCAATTTTTCAGGATCTTCAATTCCACGCTTATTAAATCGCGAATGGGACACCAGGTGCACCCTCGATATATCCGGATTCTCATTCTCAACAATAATATCATTTTCAGGGATAACTATTTCGAGCTTTGAGGTATATTTCTCCAGCTCTGTCTTCCACTGCATTATAAGACTTTTGGGCAAGATTATCATGGTGTTGGGCTTCGGATTCTTTAGAAGAACACCTGTCATCATGATAGTCTTGCCTAATCCAACCTCGTCTGCCAGAATTCCTCCATTGAAGTCTGCACCCGGGTCGGTTTCTCTGTCCGACATCCATTTGACAGCTGCCAGCTGATAGCCATAGAGCTGATACTCCGAATTCATTGTTCTCTGTTCGTCGGCTATCAATTTATAGTTTATACTATTCACTTACAGTTCTCTTTATGTGAGAAATAAGCCTTTCTTTTATAAATGTATATATATACAAAGCTGGGTTAAATGTATTCCTAAATGTCCCCTTTTGTGCAGAATTCGGTTTCTACTTTCGAATACTTTTGTTCTCACAATCACCGCACATCAAAGGCCCAGGGTTCGAATCCTGACACTAACAAATATTTTATATAAAAATATATTTTGTTCAAATTATCATTCTTGAAGAGTTTAAGGACACAATTAAACTACTATGATTTCGTTTTTTTACTTCTCTATCTTAATTACCTCTTTTTGTTTTTATATTACGTGTACATCATGAAATTTGATATGCTCGGATCTGATTTTTTTTCCTTGTTAGACTTATACATTTCGAATCCTTTTACAATATCATTTCTGACCAGAAACCTTTTCCATGTTTTTCTTTGTCCAAAAACCCTTTTTCCATGGGCCATTTTACACATGTTCACAAAGTTCTCTGTGTCTCCTCCATTGTTTTTGAACAATTCCTTGTTATGATTTATTATGTTTTCTACCGCTATCGCATACCGCGGCTTTCGAAATTTCCACTTTCCCCTCAGGAGCTGCAGCTCAAATATTTTGTTCAGTTCGTTTGTTTTGTAAGGCTCTAAATTGTATTTCCAGGGAAATCGTCTATCAAGACCCGGATTCTTTTCAAAAAAACACGTATTGAGCTGCTCTGGATAACCCGCAATTATGCACACAAAATCTTTCGTGTGCTCTGACAGAAACTTATTTATTGTATCAATGCACTCCTTGGAGTACGAATCGGATTCCCCTCCATTCCCAAGGGAATATGCTTCATCAATGAACAGTACACCACCTATGCAACTTTTAAGAACCTTTTCAGTCTTGATAGATGTCTCTCCAAGATACTGTCCGATCAGCTGATCTCTCCCTACAGCTGTGAATGTCCCTTTTGACAGAAATCCGAGTTTGGTGTAAATTAGCCCTATAAGTTTTGCCACAGTTGTCTTCCCAACTCCAGGAGGACCCATAAGTACGGTATGCATCATCTCGTCCCCTTGCAGATTCTGACAGAAGAAAAGAATCTGATACAACAGCCTCTTCTTTAGATCTGATAGCCCCACCATTGTATTGATGGCCTTTATTTGCAGCCGAATTGCATATAGCGCTTTCACATCCTCATTTTCACCATGCTTTCTAGCATTTCTGATCAGCCGCAAGACATCATCCAAGGTTTCAAGATCAAACAGAGAGTCACAACAGTAATCACTTATTGAGTCCGTGGATTCTATTTTTTTTATTCGCCCTGCTGTCATTTTTACTGTCTATACTTTTTTTATTTCTCGTATTTTTTTCCCGGCCAGATATGGTACAAAGTAATACCACAAGAGCCACAGAGCAGAGAATATTCCCAGAAATATCATTGTATTATACACTATTCATTTGTTTAAGTAGTTCTTCACCCTTTTGTTTCGGTATTAATACCCACACCGATGAGCACAGTACTAAATAATGTTTTATGTCTTCTGTACTGTTTTCCATATACTCCGGATTTATTACACACGCCTTAATCAGCCACGGCTTCACCATTATATACATTGTCATCGCGTTCATTCTAAATAAAGGATTTTCCTTGTCAGTATGTGTATCAACTGTATAAGTTTTATTATCCAGTTCAAATTCCATATTTTCCCGTACTATGGACCTCCGGTTGTATTTATGTATTTTCAAATTATATTCCTTAAATTTATTGTTCTATTCCCACGAGTTTATCATCGCTCCTCTTATTATGTCCCAGTTCTCTATTCCTTTGGAATCGCACAGCTCTATACCCGTCTCTTCCTCAAATTCTTTACAAATCATGTTCGGATAAGTCACATCAACTCTCACATTCGGATGAGGACATATCAAAAAAAAATCAAGGCTCTGTTTGTTTTTCCGATAGACCGGTAGGTACTTCCCTTCAATCTTTACATTTCTTTTGATCCCTTGTGCTTGTGAGGGAATCGCAGAGAACCTCTCAACATTATCATCTAAATCTAATACAACTTCCAGAATATCACAGAATCTTCTCAATTTTTCTATCTCGTCCGCATAGAATATGTCTCCTATATTTTTTCCATACTTCTTTGAAAATCGGTCCTTCAGCTTCTTGGCATGGTTTTGCCTCTGACTGCTTCGGTATATCTTTGTAAATGAATACATCATCATATTCTTCCGACACATAGGACATGTCATTTGACTTTCAAACCATTTTTCAATACACGTGCTGCAGAATTCATGATTGCATGGCAATTTTGTACCCTTTCTCCTCTGGATCTTTTCATAGCAAATCGAACACTCCATGTTTTTCACATTAATATTATTTATGAATCTTTCATTTCTTTATGTGGTTGTCACATAAAGAAGTTAATAAAATATTGGATTAAAGACTAAATTGTTTATGTATTTATCAAGGATGGTAGAGTGGCATTCTAAGCTTGCTGATGTGGTCAATGCGTCGCCCAATAGCTTTGTGTGCGCACACGATTTGAACGACCAGGGAGCCAAGCGATTCAGCTCTTTTGATACTTTTGCTGACTTCTCTGGATTTTATCAGTCCCAAAAAACTAAGCATTTTTATGAGATTATACGAAGTGAACAAAAGAGCAAATTATACTTGGATCTTGACATTCCGAATGTAACGCTTGTCACTGCAGAGCAAATTCTTGGCAATATACTCAATGAGCTCGACTCTTTCTTATGCACACACTGCGATCTAACGAGTTCGTGCAAGCCCGTCGTGTCTGAATCACATTCAGAAATCAAGAAATCATATCACATCGTCTGCAGAACTGTTGTTGTTCTCGATCACCAGCAGCGTTATCTGTTCGGTCAGGAGTTCTCGCAGTATCTGCCTTCTCATCTGAAGGAATATTTTGACACATCGGTTTACTCCCGCAATCGGTGCTTTCGGCTTCTTGGTTCTTCAAAATTTAACCAGAACCGACCTCTGGTACCTCGATTGAAGCACTCCAAGAAACTCCAAGATCATATCGTCACTGGATCCTTTTCTGGAAAAGAAGACAAACTATGTTTCGACACAATTGAGATACCAGGAAACATACAGGTCTCCGACACAAGCGATAACATTATTACTCTCCTGAACGCAATCGACCCAAAGATATGGTCCACCCGAAGCTCCTGGCTGCAAATAGGATGCGCTATGAAAAATATTGGCATGTCCTTTGAAGATTTCGATAAGTATTCCCAGAGAGCTCCTAACTACGGTGGAACCAGGAAACTTTGGGACTCCATTCGCAACGATAGCACTGGAAACAGGAACGGTATAGGCACACTTTACTTCTACGCCTCCCGGTCTCCTGATTTCAAGAGTTCCAGCGTCTCCTTGCTCACAGACATTCAGAGCGAGTGCATCACAAGCATTCTACAGAAGGGAACTCTGACACACTCGACCTGCTGCAAGCTCTTTTACGATGAGTATCCGGATTATTACATATATTCCAATAATACCTGGTACGTCCGGCGAGACTGCGGAAGGTACAGTCAAATCGAGGTTGACACCGAGACCATCCTTAGCAGCCATATCTCCAGATATTTCGAATTATTTGAGAAACAAATCATCCGGAATGCAATCAGCAATGAAAACGACCGAAAGCTCCTCTTGAAGGCCAAGAGCCTGACCGAAAAGTACGAATTTAAAACCAGCATAATCAAGGAACTCAAGCAGTATTACAATGAACCCGAGTTGCTCTCAAAGCTGAACAGCAAATCTCATCTGATTGGGTTCGACAATGGCGTATATGATCTCCAGCAGGGTTTGTTCCGGAAAGCTACTATAGACGATTGTCTGTCATGGACAGTTGGATTCGACTATATCGACTACGTCTCATGTGACACAACTACAATCAATTATCTTGAAAACTTCATATTTTCTCTCTTTGAAAGCAAAGATACCGGAATTTACTTTCTCAAGCATATTGGAAGTCTGCTTCACGGCGGAAACAAAGAAGAGCTCATCCATTTCTGGGTTGGTAATGGCCGCAACGGCAAAGGCACCGTCGACGATCTCCTCCGCGAGACTCTCGGTCCCTACTATCACGTCCTCGACGACGCATTCTTCACCACCAGCAAGAAGAATCAGGACGAGGCGTCTCCCGCCATGGTTGCCCTCAAGAACGTTCGTCTGACAATGACAACAGAACCCGAAGGCTCCACTAGCTATCTATCCAGCAAATTCAAGCGCCTCTGTGGCAACGATCCGATCCACTGCAGAAGTCTTTACTCTAATCAGATGCAGACCTTTGTCCCCACTTTCAAGCCCGTCATCCAGACCAACCATCTGCCCCAGTTCACTGACGTGGACATCGGCCTCCTGCAACGCATTCGTGTCATCAACTTCTGCTACACATTTGTAAAGCCCACCGAATATTCCCCCGATAACAAGTACAACAAGCTCATCGACATCAATCTCAAGTCCAGCCTCAAGAAGATGAAGCAGGAGTTCATGGCTCTCCTCATTAAATGGTACAAAGTCTACTGTGATGAATCGCTTGACTTCCCCTCCAAGGAAATTTTGGAAGTCACCAATTCTTACCGCTCCGATATCGACTCGGTACAGACCTTCGTCAAGTGCGCAACAAATGAGTGCTCCGGTGAACATATTTCTACCGTTGATCTGCTCTTCTCCTACAACGGATGGTCAAAGGAAAAACTCAGCCGCAATACCTTTTCGCAGCGCCTGAAAGGCAATTTCGAGATCGGGACCCAGAAGTCCGCAAATGGCCGTCTTATGCTTTGCCTCCTTAATCGCTCTTGGAACGGGGACTTCTCATAAATCTCAAGAAAATATAAGAAATATAAACATTGATTTGTTTAATTTATAAATAAGACGTGTTTATTGTACTAAATTCTCTATAGTTTGGATATCTAACTCTTTCGGTTATTCAGTATTACCTCAATCAGCTGGCATGCATTCCAGGAGTTTCACATAAAATTGCGAAAGATATCATAAAACACTATCCTACACTTATGAATATAGTGAATTCGTATTTATCAATTGAAGTAGAAAAAAATAGAGAAAAGATGTTGTGTACAATTGATGGCATTGGTACAGTAATTTCATCAAGAGTGTATAGGTATTTGTACTAAGCTATTCATGTTTATATACTAATTTAAAGTTTTCCATTGTTACACAAACAATGGAAAACTTAGCACTGTGTTCAAAAGTTTTATATGACAAAGATATTATAGAAAAATCAAAAGAACTTTTGAAATATAAAAAACAAGTTGATTGTCCAACAAGACATTTTGATTCATGGGATCAATATGAAAATTTACTTAATAAAATGTACACAGATATTCATGATAAGATCGAAGAATGGTTAAATGACCCGAGTCATTATATTTATTGGGATATTGATACCATCAATACAGATGGTGTTTATGATACATTATATCAATCTTTAGAAAATTTTACAAAATGTAAAGAATGGTCTGAATTCTATTCGAGAATTATAATGCTAAGTATTGAATCAATGTTAAATGCGCTCGATGAATTATTTGGATTGTTTAAAAATGATTTTATTAATTGTCCTTTTTCTCCTAAAGTACTCACAAAATATGTTACTCATTCAATAAAATATCAGCTTTCTGAAGCTGGTTGTGGTGGTTATCTCGGAGATGACTTTGCAGTTATAACAGAAGATATATAATATTAATCTGTCTATACATTGTAAAAAGTATTTTATTTTATATTACAATTATGCAAATATTTGTAAAAACTCTAACAGGAAAAACAATTACTTTGGTTTGATTTTTGCTGAAAAACAGTTAGAAGATGGTCTTATATTAAATTTGACAACAACCAGTATTTTTTATATGTAGAGTTGTTAAATTTAAGCGGGAATGCTGTTTCATTACTAGACAAATTCACCCATTGGAGTTGTCTATATTGATTTGACATTTTATGTATACATTTATTTATTTCTACTATTTCAATAAAGGTTTTTTCAACCCATTGATTATATTCATATCAATTATATCTTGAGGCATTATTGGATACGATCCACATCTCTTCCGCTTCTCTTTACTCTCAAATCCATTCTTGTCAGAATCAATTATACTGTCCAATTCTCCAATATCAATGTCCAGCGTGATGGGACAGTGATCACTCCCAAGAATATCTTTGCAGATATCACTCTTGGTGCACAGACTTTCAATTGTCGTATCCACTAGGAAATAGTCCAAACGCCACCCAATATTCTTCTCGCGAGCATTGTTCATGTATGACCACCAGCTATAGTTGTGTGGCTCTTTGTTGAACTTTCTGAAGGCATCTATGTACCCAGAACTCAACAGGCATCCGAAGGAATCCCTCTCCTGGGTGGTGTAGCCGGCGTAAACATTTCCCTTGTGCTTCTCTGGCTGGTAGATATCAATTTCCTGGTGGATCACATTGAGATCACCACATATGATCACAGGTTTTGATGACTTGAAACTGTTACAATAGTCTCTGAAGAGAGGGTCCCATTCATTGGTCCTCTCCGCAAGCCTTGAAAGGTCCTGCTTTGAATTAGGTGTATACACCGTAATGAGAAAAAATTCCGGAAACTCTGCTGTGGTGATTCGTCCTTCCTGATCAAAGAATGGACTGTCATGTACTTTATAGAGGGACTTTGACCAGATTGCTGTTCCGCTATATCCTTTCCGGCCCTTTGAATGATTCCAGCTCTGATGGGGATATACCCTATCAAAGCTTTCTAAATTTTTTACCTGATGCTGCTCGGCCTTTGTTTCTTGGAAACAGATGATGTCATATTCACCCTTTAGTGCAAAGTCCAATGCGTTTTTTCGCAGGACTGCTCGGATACCCGCCACATTCCATGAAATTATCTTCATCTTTACGTATACTTTGACAAATCAACAATTGTGTTTTTTAAGTCATTTGATTATAAAAATAAAATAATACCTATATTAAATATGAATGTAAATAACAATAACAATAACAATAACAATAACAATAACAATAA